TAGAATTCAAATTCTATGTCAAAGATTCCAAGAAAATATAACAACAGGAGAAGGTAGAGTCACAGAAAAGAAACCAGAGTTCGATCTAAATCAATCAAATCAAAAAAAATAATAATTAAACAATATATAAAAATAAATTGAGGTTTTTATGAGCAAACAAATAAGAAGATGGATAAAAGAAAAGAAAAACGAATTAAAAGAGCAGTCTTTGATTGAATTGCAAAATTTAATGCAACCTCAGCCTCAACAAGAGCCTCAACAAAGCATCAATCAAGAGCCTCAACAAAGCATCAATCAAGAGCCTCAACAAAGCATCAATCAAGAAGCAAATCGTTTCATGAAATTAGTCAAACAATTATCCGTGAAATTTGGCGAGAAATCAACAGTTAGATACACTCCTTTGATTCGCTATGTTTCTAGAAATCCCAAGATGCTAGAATTACTAGAAGAGCTTTTAGAAAAATCAAGCCAGCTGCAGTCCAGCATAGGCAAAAAAGTATTTGACAATTAATTTTTTATATTCCAAAATATAATTCTTGGAAATTTTGGTTTTTTAAGACCTAAATTAATTTTAATAAAAGGCCTTACCTTGGTTTCATTTATAGTTTTTTTAATTTTAAAGTGTTTCATTTAACTTATTTAGTTTACTAAATAAGTTAGTAAGGAAAAGCTATGTCTACAAACCAAGAAAAAAAGCTGCACGATTGCAATCCAACAAGCCCAATTCAATCAAGTATAAACAACGATAAAGTTCAACCTCAATGTGGAAAGCAAGAAGATTCATTAAAATCTCCGCATGGTGGTGATCTAGGTTGGCTTGAGGAATCAGCGAATAAAAAAATAGGATTAGGACACGAAGCTCAATGTGATCCTATGCAGACTGGGCAGATAGTGGAGGATCTTAAAAATCCAACAAAAGATGCTCTTTACAGATATTCGAAAAGCATACGTGGTTGTGATGAAGCAATGCTAGATTTATTTAATAATGTGTCTGTAATAGATGAAGATGGCAAGGCACATAAAGTTCCAATAATTTGGGGGACACAAGAAAAAGCAGTCGCTTGGATTTTACAAGACAATACAAGAAAAGATGGAAGCTTAGTTGTAGAAAGAATAAGACTTCCAGCAATGGCAATTTATGGGTCAGGAATAGAATTTGATTCTACAAGGTACACCTATCACAGAGCTATAGATTATTTAAGACAATTAAGACCAGATAATAAGCCTGGCTTTACGATTAAAGAAAAATATGAAAGAGACACTGTTTTTGGTGTATCAAGAGGAATACCCGTAAATAAGACATATACTCTTCTTATTTGGACGATGTTTATGGAAGACATTGATCAAATTTTAGAACAAATATTTTTAAAATTTTCTCCTATTGCATATATAACTACGCGTGGAGTTCATTGGGAAACTACGGTTTCTATGGATTCTGTTGCAAACAACATAGATTATGAACCGGGCGATCAAAATCAACGAATTATAAAATACGAAATAAATTTAACCGCTCGAACATATATACCACAGCCGATCATTCGTAAGAAGTCGGTTTTGCAAACAAAAGTTGACCTTTACAATAATGTAGAGGAAGACAAGATCACGGATGTTTTGGGACGATTAGAAGATGCTGTTGAGGAATTTAGAAAAGGGCAATAATGATTGAAATAAGAAATAAAACAAGAGGTCCGGTACAACTTGTGATTAAATCAAAAAAAGCCCCTAAAGCCTTCACAACACTAAATATTCCAGGAATAGGTGCTGGTAACAATACTTATTTGCTGGAAGATGAACGAAACACAGAGTATGTTGAACGTGCAGAAAAAATGGGGTTGATTTCAACGCGACACTTAACAAAAAAAGAATTGAACAAGGGAGAATAAGATTATGGCAATTCTAAAAGGCTTTCCACCTTCAAACACAATTTCACCATCTGTTCGAATAACAGAGAAAGATTTGAGCTTCATAGCTCCAGATCAATCTTTTCATCGAGCAGGCATTGTTGGTTTTGCTAGTAAAGGTCCAATAAACATTCCGACTGCGATCTCATCTAGAAGACAGCTAAACACTGTATTCGGATATCCGCATCCAGAGAGTGGAGATCCATATCTAATATACGCCGCAGAGCAGTATCTACTAGTAGCAAATGAACTTTATATTGTTCGTGTAGCTTCTACTGATGCAGTTGACTCAGAAGCAGCATCAGCAGCTTCAGCAGATGTTATTAGTGCTGGCGGTCAAGTAATAATGACATCATCAGTAGCACAAAATTATAATTTTGTCAAAACAAGTTACTTCAAATGGAGACTAAATGGAGTTTTGGCATCCAAAACTTTAGTAGTTCTAAAAAATAGTGATCATCCTGATCAAGTAGTTAAAGATAGTGGTTATAGTGCCGCTCAACTAGCAGAAGATTTAAATTCACAACTAAATAGAGAAGTTGATGGAATTGAATTCTTTGCTACCGATGATCCGGGTTCAGCCATTGGTGTGAGAACTGTTTTCTCTTTTGGTCCAAATGCAAGTCTAGAATTGGTTTCAGTTCAAGATGCAATATATGGCGGGAGATCAGAGGGAGAAGGAAGCAATGTAAATATAAATGTAACTGGACTGGGGCAGGCAATGACAGTTGCTCAAATGACAGGTTCTGTAGGTGGAAATTTCAATTTATCAAGCATTACAGATTCAGATATACAAGTAGTTGTTGATGGAACTGATAATGTAAACATAGATAATGTTGTTCAAGTTTTAGATGTTTCAAATTATGATGGAAACGCTTCTCTTGCTGTTGGTGATCTAGTATCAACTATCAATACTATTATTTCATCTGGCGAAGTTCCTGGTGGGTTTGAGGCGGTAGCTGTTGGAAATAATCTATCTTTTAGAACTTTACATCATGGAAGAGACGCAAGAATACTAGTAAAAGAAGAAAGTTCGCTCTTTAAAACTTTAGGATTTGATCGTCCTGTATCAATTCCATCAAGTGAATCATCTGAAGCTGGAGTGTATATGACAGCTTATGGTGATACTCCAGCTGGTGTGGCCGGTGATGCTGCCATATCTGAATATGGAATGATATTTGGCAACTTTAGCTCCTCTGGTCCTGTTTCTTTGACAATAAGAGCAGACAGTCCAGGAGTAGATGGAAATTCCACACAAGTAGTTATTAAAAACAACATTAGAGAAGGAAACTTCATAATGGAAGTTTATAATAATGGAGTTCAAGTAGAATCATGGGGAAATCTTACAAAGAATGAAACAAGTAGATATTATGTAGAAACATTTTTATCTTTAGTTTCTGACTTCGTAAAAGTATCAGACAATACAGCAAATCCAGCACCACCACTTGACGGAGCGTATATCCTATCAGGTGGAAGTGACGGAATACCATCGGATCCAGATGATCAAGATAGCTTGATGATAGGAAATTTATTGGGAATGACAGGAATCTATGCTCTTAGCGAACCAGAACAGATTGATTTAGATCTTGTTGCTGTTCCTGGACATTCTTCAACTGGAGTTATCTTGGCTCTAATTGATATGTGCCAGAATCTAAGATCAGATTGTATGGCCATTATCGATCCACCATTCGGACTAACGGTCAAAGAAATTGTTCAATGGCAGAACGGTTCTCACCCACTAAACACAACAAGATTTGACTCTGACTTTGCGGCTTTATATTGGCCATGGGTAAAGATCAGAGATACATTCAATAATGTTGATGTTTGGATTCCACCAAGCGGATCTGTTATGGCAGTTTATGCTAGAAATGACTTTTTGGCACGTCCTTGGTTTGCCCCTGCTGGGTTGAACAGAGGTGCAGTTCCAAATATAACTGACGTTTATAGCAGGCCCACATTGGAAGAAAGAGACTTGATGTACGGAAACAGAAATGCTGTAAATCCGATTGTTCAATACAATGATACTCAAGACTTTGTTGTTTGGGGTCAAAAAACACTTCAAAGAAAACCAACCGCTCTTGACAGAGTTAATGTTAGAAGATTGATGTTCTACATCGAAAAAAGAATTAGAGCAGCTTCAAGAACATTACTATTCGAACCACATGATGAAATTTTTCA